AAGAAATATTAGGAAGGCCTATCTACAATTGGAATCACCCGGAGTACGCTAATGGTAAATTTCAGTACTGTACTTCTACGGACCCAATCGTATATCATGTAGATTCTCAAAATTATGCAGCAATGGTTTATCTAACTCCGGACGCACCTTTACAGAGTGGTACAGCAACATATAAAAGCATTTACACAAAAAAGACAAAGTTTGATGAAGCGCAAGGAGGGGATTACGAAAAATCATTTAAAGGAAGAAGTAGCGGATTAAATTTTTATGATAAGACATCTTTTGAATTAGTAGATAATATTGCAAATGTGTACAATAGATTAGTTTTGTTTGATGCTAAAAATATTCATGCCGCTGTAAACTACTTCGGTGACACTAAGGAAAATAGTAGATTTTTCCATTTATTCTTTTTTGATATATGAAGACTAGATTCCAGGTTATAACAAGATGTACAAGACCTCAAAATCTTTTACAAATCTATGATAGTTTTAATTATACTTCAACTAGTAATCATTTTCTAAATTGGCATATATTATTTGATACCTCATCTTTGATTGATATTGATTCAAAATTGCTTCAGGAATTATATAAGAGAGATGCCATTTTACATTTTTTAGAAAGTGATGGTACCGATTATCTATATCCTCAAATAAGTGAACTTGTTAGTAATCTTGATGGAGGATGGGTTGTAATTATGGATGACGATAATATATGCTATCCTAATTATTTTGATGTCCTTAGTGATGAAATAAAGAATAATAGCAAGTTGGCTTATGTTTACGAACAAGAAGTAAATGGTAGAGATTTCACCGGACTAGACATAAGAAAAGTTGGCCCGGAGCACATGAAGTTAAAACACATTGATTCGGCACAATATATCATACATACCTCCTTACATAAAAAATTAAAATACGAACCCGGATATGATGCTGACGGTAAATTCATAGAAAAATTATACGCTGAACATTCTGATAAATTTGGTTTCATAGAAAAACCACTGTGTTATTATAATGCTCTAGCGGTAGAACCAAAAGCTAGAGTCCCTAAAGTTTTATATTTGGGACCTGATAAACCAGAATTAAAAAGTGTAAAGTATGCAGATTACGAAGACGATTCTCTAAATGTAAAATATATTGAGAACGATCAAAACATAAGTAAGGATATAGCTGATTTTAATCCTGATTCTATAATAAGCATCTCGGATGATTATTATAAAGAATATAAGAACCTATGCAACCAGCCATCCTATGTTAGAAATAGATGGATTAACTTAAATCATCACCACGATAAACAAACAGAAATAGCTTATAATGTAGGAGAGATAGCATATAATTGCGCAATGAATAGTATGCTTAGGGATGATTACGATTCTGTAGTATCTTTTTTTACGCCAATTTACAACACGAAAGAAAAACTCTGGACAACTTATGACTCAGTAAAGAATCAGACATTTCCGAACTGGGAGTGGGTTATAGTAAATGATTCTTCCGACGGAGGCAAAACTTTAAAAATTGCCTTGGAAATAGCATCACAAGATTGTAGAGTTAAGGTATATGACTTTAGAGAAAAATCAGGTGGTATTATAGGCGAATCTAAATACAGAGCAGCAGCACTCACTAAAGGTAGGTGGTTAGCAGAATTAGACCACGATGATTACTTAATGCCGGATTGCGCAAGGTACATAATAGAGGCAGCTAATAAGTTTCCAGATGCGGGATTCATATATACCGATAGCGCAGAGTTAGACGAATTTCACAACTCTATGACTTATCCGGATGGATTTTGTTTTGGTTATGGTAAGTATAGAAAAGAGAATCATTATAGGAATACTTGGGATGTTGTAGATTCTCCGAACATAAATCCAAAAACAATTAGACATATAGTAGGCGTACCAAACCATGTTAGAGTATGGAGAAGAGATGTATATTTTTCGGTGGGAGGACATAATAGAAATTTATCCATCGCAGACGACTATGAATTAATCGTCAGAACATTCCTAAAAACTAAGTTTGTAAAAATACCAAAATTAGGATATCTTCAATACATCTACAATAATTCAAATGGAAGAAATACACATGACCTATCCAGAGCAGATATCCAGAGAAGAGTTAGATCAATCATGTATTTCTATAATGATGCAATAAATGAAAGATTCAAAGAATTAGGAGTAATTGATTATGCTTATGAAGAAAATGAAAACAATCCTTTATATGTAGAAAGCAGATTTGGAGAAGATGAAAACTATGTAAATTATATATACAATGACTTATAGTGTAATCATTCCTACATTATGGAGATGCAATCTTTTAGAATTTTATAAGACCCTGCAAATTTTCAGCGGGGAACCTCAAATAAAAGAAATCATATTAATAGACAATGACATAACATTCGAACAAACAATAAAATCTAATATTCTAAACATAAGTCCAAAAATAAAATACTATCCACAAGATGAAAATATATATGTGAACCCAGCATGGAACTTAGGTGAATCAATAGCCCGCGGGGAACACTTAATGATAGTAAATGATGATTTCCATATAACATCCAAAAAAACATTAAGTAACATTATAAAAACACATCAAAATAATAAAGACATCTTTAATAGCATATACGGAATAGCAACATCATGTTACACAGAAGAACCCACATCCAATAAAATATACTTAACAGACAATGAAGGAAGAGGGACCGGGTGGGGATGCTTCTTCATATTACATAGATATACATGGACAGACATCCCAAATGAATTAAAAATATGGTTTGGAGATGACTACATAACAAAACATGTATTAAGAAATAGAGGAAAAGTTTATACATTCAAAAATATAAAAGCATCACCATTCTCACAGACAATATCCTCACAGACATTTAATAGCATCATGGATAATGACACTAAAATATACATGGAGAAATACGATAACTAAACTATTTATATAAAAACTAATAAAATGCCATCAAAAACAGAAAAACAGCAGAAATTCTTTCAAATAGTAAAAGCCTATAAAGATAAGAAAATGTCCGCAGCAGAAGTAGGAAAGAACGTAGAAGATGCAGCTAAAGATATGTCGGATAAAGAATTAGACAAATATACTAAATTGACAAAAGAAGATATTGACGAACTAAGAGAATTATTAAACATGAAAAAAGAAAATGTAATGCCTGACGTAAAACCCAATGACGCAGAAAATGCAGAAGAAGGTAGCATGGCAAAAAGTCAAGCTAAAGACATCATGAAATATGCTTTAGAGATTCACAAGATGATAAATGATAGAGATGATTTACCGGAATGGGTTGAATCTAAAATAACAAAAGCTCACGATTACATGACAACCCTATGTCAATACATGTCAAATGAATTAGAAAAGGATTCACAGGCATTTAAAAAGACAGATGAAGGATATTATAGTAGAAAGCCTAAGAGTGGAAAAGTTGGAGGCATTGGTAGATTAGTAGGAGCTGCCACGTCGATAGGAAAGAGATAAGATGTTTTATATATTTTTTGGGATTTAAACAATGTAATAAAATGCAAGACATGGATTTAATAAAAAGGATTCAAGAATATTTTGGATTTAATAAAACTGGGCAATATGATCCGTTGACAGAAGCAGCGGTAAAGAATGTTCAAAGAAATAATGAAGTTTATCCCGACGGAAAATTAGATGATTATACAGTCAATCTTATTTTTGAAGGAGAGCTTACAACTGATTTTTTAAGTAGAGTAGAGGTGTCTGGAGATTTAGTTATTGACCGGAGACACATGCCGGATAAAGAATACATAAAAACAGAAACAAAAAAAGAGTATATATTCTTACATCATACAGCAGGTTGGGATAATCCATACAATGTTATTCATGGATGGGCGACAGATACTAGAGGCAGAATAGGAACCCAATATGTTATCGGAGGTCAGAATGTTACAAATGTTTCACATAAGTACGACGGAGTAATTGTAGAGGCTTTCCCAAAAGAATACTACGCATATCATTTAGGAATTGGAGCTACTTACATGCACTCACGGTCTGTAGGAATTGAATTATGTAATTTCGGATACTTAACGCAAGAAGGAACTAAATTCTATACGTACACTAGAAGAGAAGTTCATCCTAGCCAAGTAGTAACTCTCAAAAAAGATTTTAGAGGATTTAGACATTTTCATAGGTATTCTGACAATCAAATATCTGCATTGAAAAAATTACTTATAAAAATATCTAATGATCACTCTATTGACTTAAAAGGAGGGCTATATACTTATTTTAATTCACAAGACCCATTCGTAGCTTTAGACTATAAAGATGATGTGAAAAAAGGTCTTGTAAAAGGTGTATTCTCTCATACAAACGTTGTCATGTCCGGTAAATGGGATATTTTTCCACAGGATGAAATGATTGATATGATAAGAAGTATTTAATTAACTGGGTCATAAGTTTCTGATTTTTTTGGATTTCTTATTTTTTTACTTGGTGGTAGGTAGAAGCTATCTTCTTTATCATCTACTTCTTTTGACAGGTCATAAATATTTCCCATGACTTCAAAAGGGCATATTAAATGAGTTAAATCTTCATTAGAGAAATTATGTCCTATGATTTTTTGTATCTCCTTAAGTTTATCTTTTGTTATGTTACTAATGATATTTAATCTTTTTATTTCTTGATATCTAAATAATGGATAGTCCCCGCAGAAAAATTGTAGAGTAACCGGATTCCACCTTACCCTCTCGAGCTTCATATATAGCTTGTAATCAACTCCAAGGTATCTACTAAGTATGTTATCATTTTCATAAATTCGATTCCCCAGAGAGTCTCTAAAGCCCGTCCACGCATCACAGGACTCAAGAGAAAATCCTCGAGGAGTTCCAGCATAGACATATCCTAAATCCTTATTATCGGTATCGAATATGTTTTCAAATACTTCAATGATTTCACCTTTCTTTAATTCCGCAAAACTTTTTTCCGCTCTAAATCTCAGTCTAAAAATAGTTTCCATAGTATGTTCATGTTTTAAAATAAATAATAAGTGCGAATATAGTAAAAACAATTGACTTACGCAACTATTTTATCATTTTTACGTTAAATAATTGTTTATAGACTTGTATATCATGATTATATCCCACAAATATAAATGTATTTTCGTAAGAATTCCTAAGACTGGTTCAACTAGCATAGAAACCTATTTGAAGGAAGTTGACCCGGATTGCATCTCATCAGGGGATAAACCTCCGTATGGACACGATACATGTTCACAGTTATTAGAAGAATATGGTCATACAGTATGGAACTCTTATTACAAATTTACTTTTATACGTGAACCTTACCAATGGTATAAATCATATTACTCAGATCTCTTAAATTATTCGTGGGATGAAGATAGTGAATTAGCGAAAAAAAGTTTAGGATTAGTCTTGACAGAGTATAATACTTTACCGGAACCTGTCAATAATACATTACACGAAAAGCATATTATGATAATCCAATTACTAAATGATTTTTGGTTCTACCCTTCTATCTTCGGTAAAATAATGGATAATCATGTGACTCAAATATCATGGATAGATAGGCCGATTAATTTTATAGGACGTACAGAATTTTTAGATGAGGATTTTAGGGATATATGCAACAAATTAAATATTCCTTCCACCGAACTAAAAAGATTAAATACATCGGATTCTCATAAATTAAATCACAGTGAAGGATCTAAGAATCTAATTAAATGTTTAGCAGAGAAGGATTTAGAATTATACTACAACATAAAACCAATAACAAATAATCGTTATTAATGTGTAATTATATAAAAAAGTAAATTTATAGCAAAATAACACTATTTATAATAAAACGCTGTAAGTATGGGCAGACCTAGGAAAACAGAAATAGATTCGAAAAAAGAAATAAAAACGGATCAAGAAGTTAAAAAGCAAAAGAAAGCACCTCCTGTAAATAAGAAAAGAGAGGATGCATCGGGTTTTAGAACTACAATCCCTCCGGAGCATGTGTATAAAATCAAGGTAACTACTTCTAAGGGTGAACGAGTCATAGTTACCGAAAATGTTTCACAGATAGTAGAGGCAATTAAAAAAGCAAAACAAGCAGAGAAATCTATATTACATAAATTAAAGGATGCTACACTAAGTTTTTTCAGAGGATTTAAAAAATAGTTTTACATGAGTGGTATTATCATTACCGATTATTTGAGAAGATATTTACGAAAAGATTTAGATAACTTTCATAAATACTTGCAGATTATAGCAGAGGAAGGAGCTAATTATAGTGACCGGTTAATTCGCCGCAGGGATAAATTACATCTAAATGCTATTAAAGGATTGTTTGCATTCGTCGTAGATTCTAAAACATTCAATGACATCTCTTCCGCAGATAGAATATATTTTCTAATTGATGCCATGTATTATTATTTTCCATTCGGAAGACATGAGAAAATGAAAAAAGATGAAGCATTCATTTATGATGTTTTTATCAAGGAATGTAGAAAAGAAGATGTATTAAGGAGACCTGAGTATGAGAAATGGCTAATCAAAAAAAAGGGCGGGGATTACTGGAAATGGATGCATCAGATACTAGGAGCAGACTGGGAAGAATCCAAAAATGAATCAATGAAAATGAAAAAAGCATATAAAGAAAGAGTAAAGAACAGAGATTTAAGAAACCAATCCATAAACCCAGAAACATGAATTATAATGATGAAGACTTTCTAAGAAGAATAGTAGGCGTAGGAACCTTAGGATACTCATTAGAAAAAATAATGAATGTATTAGATATCCCTACATCTGATATGAAATCATTTACAGATGAATTTTACAATAAGAACAGTGAAGTATATAGAGCATACAAGAAAGGAATAGATAAAGCAGATTACGTCATAGACATGAAACTATTTGAAGAAGCTAAAAGTGGAAACATAAGAGCTTTAAAAAAATATGAAGAAAGAAAAGATAAAGAGATATATAGACAACGGAGAGCCCAAACATTAAAAGATGAAGAATAATATTACATACATAGACATAAATAAATTATCAGAGAATCCAAGAAACAGTAAGATACATCCGGATGAACAGATAGCAAAGTTAATGAAGAGCATCACAGAGTTCGGATTTAACATTCCTATCCTCATTGATAAGAAAAACATGATTATTGCTGGACATGCTCGATTCCTAGCAGCAAAAGCATTACATATAGATTCAATTCCTGCAATCCGTATTGAAAATTTAACAGATGATCAAATAAGAGCTTATTCCATAGCAGATAATAAGCTAACAGAATTAGGAGAATGGGACTATACAAAGTTAAGCGATGAATTAGAGTACCTCAATTCCGTTGACATAGATGCAATGGCCATGGGATTTGATTATGAAGATTTTGAAATGTTAAATGAATCTTTCCAAAATGATGATGACATCTTATCTGCAACAAAATCGGAACCATCCTCTCCATCTAAAAATAAAAAAAGCATTGTCTTCTCATATAACATAGAAGATTATACAAACATGATGAAGAAATTCAAGACAGTAATGAATGAGAACGACATAAAAGCTAATGCAGAAGTTATAAGATTATTGATTGAACACTATAATGAAAGACATGATGGGTAAATTAAATATAGAAATTGTTGACATTGATGATATAAAAGAATCTAATTATAACTCGAGAATACATAGCGAAGCTCAAGTAGAGAAGATTGCAAATAGCATAGCAGAGTTTGGATTCGTTAACCCCATTATAATAGACGACGAAAATGAGATTATAGCAGGCCATGGTAGATTTATGGCAGCCAAGCATTTAAATCTTAATGAGGTACCTACCATAAAACTCACCCACCTTACAGACGATAAAAAGAGAGCATTCATCATAGCAGACAATAAGATAGCTCTTTCCGGAGAATGGGATTACGATATGCTGAAAGAAGAGTTCGATATTATACTAAAGAGTGAAATGGATATCGATTTACTAGGCTTTAACAGAAAGTTTATAGACTCCATGTTCAAAGAAAAAGATGCTGATGCCATGGTCGTACATAAGTTGAAGACGTTAAAGATAAACTTTGATGCCGATGACTATGATACTACGCTAGACTCGATGAATTATGTTATGGAAAAAGAAGGGTGCGTAGACCATGAAGAAGTGTTAGTTAGATTACTTGATTTTTATCTTAGGACTTAATTTTTAGAATGCCTAATACTATTTATATAAAAAATAATTATGATAAACGAATATATTGGATTTTTGCTACACTCTAGTACCCAAACAAGAGTATACCATTTACAAACTTCTTCTTACGCCAAACATAAAGCACTTAATAAATATTACGATAAAATATTAGATTTAGTAGATACATTAGCAGAAGCTTATCAAGGTAAATATGGTATAATCAAAGATATTAAAGTACCTGGAAGTGTTGATAATATAAAAACAGATGAGGACATTGTAAAATACTTCGGCACTTTATCCAACTACGTAGATAACAAAGTAAAAGATTTACCTGAGGATACATATCTTAGAAACATTTGCGACGAAATTGCTACTCTAATATATCAAACGACTTACTTACTTAAGAATCTTGATTAAACAGGGATAGATAGTAGTGGCTTCCATTACCCTCACCTGTTTTACCATTTTCGTAAGCATTCTCAATCATTTCCTTTTCTTCTGGGAGTTGTTTGTATATAATAGATACTAATTCTAACATTACATCTAATCTACCTAAATGGAAAGAAGGATCATTCGAGACCTCTGACAAAGCACTGTACTGATTTTTCTTTGTTTCTGCCCAATATAAAATATTCTCTAAAGGTGTTTTCATAAATAATAAATTGAAAAGGCCCGCTAAAAGCAGGCCTTAGTGTTATTTAAAAATATTGTTATTTGGGTCATTTATTCTTTCCGGGAAAAAAGAAAATCCACTCATATCAAAAGGAGCCGCTGTAATAAAGGCATCACAAAACCCTGCTTTTTTTAGTTTATCTAAATCGATAGCAGCTTTATTGTAAGAGTTGTACATACGAGCATAATAGTAGTAGTTCTGAATCCCTAACTTTATTTTAATTATTTCGGGACCTGATTTTACAGACCTATCGTATAATCCTACTCGAATCATATAAATAGGGACTTCGTAAGTATCCATTTCTATACTACAAGGAGCGGGAGCTCTTTTTTTGTATTCGATGGTCACACATACAATACTGTCGATTGATTTTCTAACAGGATTATTAAAACTGAAATACTGAGAAAAACCTTTTACAGTAGAAAACAATAACATAATAACAAATAATCTCTTCATTTTAATCATTTTTTAACATATACAAATAAGCATTCTCAAAATATGGAACCTCCTTCTTTATACACACATAGGAACCGGAGGCATATAAATTGACTACATCTTCTTTTGATTCCCAATTCTCATGCCCCCATCTTTTAGCCAAGCCTGATAGCTCTTCAATCCCTCCCCACTTTACTGTTTTAGGATTTCCGCAATTATCCTCCGCCTCAAATAAAAATGTCTCCTCCGCTAAATAGGATGTAGAAGCAATAATAAATTTAGGAAAATCCTTTTTTAAATCTTGTGATTGTAGCATAGTAAATTTAAGTTTGTAAATTTATAACAGTCTTTTACTTTTAAAGAAGTATCCATAAATAGACGAAGGTACTTTGAATCAAAGAATAGCAAATCATCTATATCCTGTGGATCTTCTGAATCTAAATACTTAAAATCAAAAATAACTTGTTCCATTTCTCCATTTTCATCCAAATGTACTTCGCTGTCATACCAACCCGTAGGAGGATATAAGAAATATACATTTTCTATTTTATCTGAAACGAGTCCAATTTTTGAAATTCCTTTCTTGTCAAACTCATTTTGTTGAATTATCTTAGCATCTTTTCCTGGATAGACTAAAGATTCTATTCTTATCTCTCCATCTATTTTATGCATGATTTCATCAAAAATTATGGTTTTATCATAATTCTCTTTTCCGTACAAATTTTTTCTGAAAATAGAAGCATACTCTTCACTTCCAATAACTCCCTCAATATAAAAAACACCTTTAGATCTCTTCATAACTTTCGTCTAATTCCATTTTAGTAATAAATAATGTTTTCAAATTCTTCTGCAAAGATAAAGCATTTTTATCATAAATCCAACCTTTAGGAGAGAAATGTTTTTTTAATTTTCGTAAACTAGTGAATGAAGCTAAAATATCTCCTTTAATATCTGTTACGATAAACACTTGTTCTTTTCTTTCTAGTAGCTCTAAAGATTTTTTAAAAGGATTACCTGGCATGTTTTTTACTTGCTCTAACATATCTGCAACTAAGTCTCTAGTTTCTTTCTGTACATCGTTCTTGATTCTTAATTTAACTAAATGCATAAAAGCTAAAAAACTCATAGTCCAAATAAATGTTGTCTCCAAAGACAATGGAAGTACAGATCTGGCTTGTTCTTTACTTGTCCCTAATTCAAGTAACTTTTGATAAGCTGTTTTAGCATTCTCTATTATTTCATCTTGAGTAATATTCGCTATTACATTATTTAGTTTACTTAAATCCTCACCGCTACCTTGTTTTGAATCTTTTGACTGACTTCTAAATGTTTCAATAGCGTAATAAGAATCTGAGAAATCCACATATCTTCCGGATATTGAATTTACAGACATATTCTCCATTGGTAAATTAACTTCAACGCCAATTTCGTGCTTTCTAAGCTGTCTTTCCACATAAATAGGACACGACAATCTAAATTGTAATTGCGCATGCCTGAATGGAGATACGTGCCCTTCTTCCCATAAAAATTCTAATAGATTTTCATTTTGGCTAGCCGGATAATTTGATGCTTCTTTATCGTAAGAAACTCTAGCGACATTTGCAATTTTAATATCGCTTCCCATAAAATCAATTAACTCTGCTTTCATTGTTTAAAACTTTTTAGTAAACTTAATTTTGCACACTAAACTTAATCGGTTTATTGTGCAAATATAACTATATTATTTTATATTTTAACATTAATTTAAATAATTCTTCACTTCCATCTCCATCTGAAGGATAATGAACTCCGGACAATTCTCTGACATCTTTTATCTTCTTGTACAAATCTAAAAAATAATCTTTTGAAGATGGTTTTAGTTTCATTAATTGGTAAATCATCATTAGGAAATCCATAGTGTGTCCCGAAGGATAGGCAGCTGAATTTGCATCCGTTCTAGTTACAGGATGTAATTTTATTTCATACTCCCCAGCTAATTCATTAGGTCTTGGTCTATTAAAGTAATCTTTAAGGTAATATACTACAGGGAAAACTTCATCAGCCCAGGAGTTAACTTTTTTTCTATCCACACCTTTAATCCCTAATTTTTCCGCTGTTTTAACAAAGAAATCTAAATGATGATGTTCCATATAAAAGCACATGCTTTTTTCTTTATCCGTAATATTATCAGAAATTTTTTTAAGATGCTCAAGTTCTTTTTTTGCAAGATCTGAAGAGTTCTTCGGAGGAGGAAATTTTTTTATAAATTCATTTATCATACCGGAATCTTTAGCTTTTTTAAGAGTTCCGTATTTATCTTTTTTAATCTTTGTTACATATTCCTCTGGCTGATTTCCAAATTTAACCGAGTCTATTTTTTTAAAATCCATAATGTCTTTTAAATAAATATGAAGCCTTGGTAAAAAGGCTTCATACTCGTTTGTTTTATTCTTCTTTATCAGATTGCTCCGAGCTCTCTATTCTTATAGGATTATCTAAGATAATTCTTAACATGACATAGAATCCAAAAGATTGAAGGAAAGATATATCTTTCAATTCAAAGTAATCGGCAATTGAAAAATTCCAACATACCATAACCATAAAAGATCCAATAGAAGTTGTTAATAAGAAAAAAAACAAAACCAATAAATTTACAAAAACTTTTCTGATACTTTGTGACATAATTGTGATTGATTAATGTGAATCCCCAACATTATTTTTTTCGCTATATATTAAGTAATCTGGGTTTATTACTTTAGCTACTTTTGCTCTGTTTCCATCGACAGCTTTTATAACAACACCTTCATGAGGAACTTTGGTGTTGTTTATAAAATTATTAAATACAAATTTATTTTTCACCTCCTCTGAATAAAGCCCTTTATACAAGACTTCAACGTATGGCAATTTTAAATAATCGTTAACCACAAATTCAGCTGAGGTTAGATTAAAATACTTTTTGTTTAATTCAACATCAAAAATACAAAGCTGTATATCATCTAATCCGTACTCATAATTTTTTTGAATACCTTTACCGTAGATTTCTCCATAGATTATTAATCCACTACCTATAGAAGTATCGTTACCTTTAATACTTATATTCTTTTTAACAAGATTCCAAAGCTTGTTTTTGATATCGTATTTTTTTTCAATATCATACCAAACGTTAGTATCATAGAAACCCTGAGTGTCGGATCCTTTTTCTACGTTATGAGAACCTACTACAAATTCATACTCGCCCCAACCTAAATTAAAACCAAAGAACTTTTTAATTTTATCCCATAGAGATAATTTACTTTTCTTGACAATTCCATACCTTGCATTTGTTCCGTGTATTTTCCTTGTTATTTCTACATAATCATATTCATCAAAAATATTAGGAACATTTTTAAAATTAGGAAATTTGTAATAAATATAAAAATTTGGATTTTCATAGTACTTCCTTTTTTTTCCACTAGATAAAGTAATAAGTCTAGCTGGAGGTTCATACTTATATATTTTAAGTATGTCCATTAAATCCTCACCATATTTCCTTCTATTCTCAGGAATTAAATCAATTGGCATTAATAGGCATTCGCTATAAACGCCTCTTAATTTAATTGTTCTAACCCTTTCTTTACTCCGAAGATAATTAGTTACGCCTAATTTCTCTGAAATTTCTAAAGGTATTACAGCATCTGTTGTAGCACAGACAACTAAATCCCCAATTGAGTGAGAACCTTTTTTAACAATACAAAACCATCCATTTACAACAGCTAGTTCTATATTATCAGCATCCGGAATATCTTGAATACTATTTATTGCGGACACAAAACAAACACTATTTTCATTTTTCATAAACTATTATTTAATGACACAAAGATAACTTAATTTTTTGTAATTTCCAAATTAATTAGAGATTTTTTTAATTCTCTTTCTTTTTTTCTCTTGTTTCTAGCGTACTCCACATATATTTCTCTTTTTTCCGCGTAGTATTCTTTTTGCCTATCAATTAATTTTTCTTTATTTTCTATATAATACAACTGTCTTCTTTTTTTCTCCTTTTGTCTAGCGTATTCAGACATCGAATGGTAATTGGCTAACCTTTTTTTTCTATGCTCTTCTTTCTTTTCTTCAGATAAGTTAGCAAATCTATTTTTAAGATATTCTTTTTTGTCTTTTGTAACCATATTAATAAGCCTCTAAGTGAGGATCAATTAAGTTTTCTAATTTTGTTAATTCGTCAGCAACTTCTTTAGTAAAGGAGCCATAAACTCTTATTGTACCGTATTTTACTTTTATGTCTCTTATAAACAATCCACCTGTGATATGCGTAAAAGCAGATGCTAAGTGTAAATCTCTACATCTAACTATTGAGTTATCGTTAGCAAATAAATGTAGAAGATTCAGTACAAATGTAGGGCACCACCAAGGTTTAGCTTTCTTCGCAACAAATACAATAAAATCTTCTAGGTAATCATATAAATCAGTATCCTCATTAAAGATATTCCAGGAAATACCGAGGTAGTGATATTTATCTTCTCGCTTATTTGAAAAACATCTTAGAACATCTTCGAAAGATACGGGAGGAAATTTATACCGTTGGCTCTTGCTTGACATTGGACCATACTTCTTTTCTAAACTGTATAATCCTATTCTATAAGATATGTATGATTTGATATAGTAATACAGTATTATTGCGGGGATATAACCAATTACAACAATGAATAAAATAATTAAAATGTACATAATAATAAATTTAAGTTAATCAAGATCATTGCACCAGATAGGAGTCTGTTCTCCTACATAAGCACCACTAACATTATAATAAAAATGTTCTAAAGCATCTTCATCTGACATGTCTTCCATGAGAATATCAAGACACTTAGACATAGAGAATATATAAGTCTCAAAGAATGTTCATCAAATCCAATTATAGCATCATCAAATCCATCAGCTTTCAAAAATGTCTCATCCGGGTAATTTTCTAGTATAGATTCTAATTTCATGTTATTTATTTTGCGGGGTTAATTTATCTAATAATTCTAATAAAACATCTCCATGACATGCCTGTGGCTTACACCAACATCCTAAAATCTTACCACCTTTTAATTCATGTAAATCATTCAGTAAATGTTTTCCATCTCCATTTGTAATCCATTCTCTATAAGCATTAACAGCAGCTTCTCTATCTTCCACTACGTGTTTAGCAAGTGTTGTACCATCCGGCCAATGAGTAAAAGGATTCCCCCATTTACTAGGCCTTCCAATATATACATTATACTTCTCCTTCTTACAATGGACTACTCTTGATTTCACTATCATCATTATTATTTTCAAGTCTACAATGCTCATTTACATAATCGTACAATGTATCAATATTAAAACATATAGGAGTCTTATCAGAATCCCATGCAGCAGGTTCTCTGTCCGGATACATAATATCTTCATCTGCCTTAGCATCATAGGTTCTAACAAATTCAAAAAGATACCATGTTATCCAATCTAATCCTTCATCTTTATAATGAGATAGTATGCTTTGACTGAATATTGAATTAATCAAATCATCTATAGGAAAACGCTTATTCTCCAAAAAATTAAATCCGATATCATGTAAATTTGACATGTGCATACAAACATCATAATAGGACTTCAAGAGCATTTTAAAACTTTCTTTTTTCATATTTCATTTGTTAATTGTCCTACACTGACTTCATCATTTTCTATAATTAGATATTCCCGGCTCATTCCTAGGGTATCAATATAGTAGTACCGGCCTCCTGTAGTTTGTCCCTTAATATCAATTTTCTTTTGCTGAGTATGACCTACAACCTGGATAAATTCTTTTCTTAATGTATCGTAGTTGGATTCCTGCAAGGACTTAGGCCGGATCCATATAGGAGAGGATTCAACACTATCTCCATAAGGATCCCACCCGGAGAATTTAAAAGCGCGGGGAGAAGCAATAAACAAATCATTAACAAGAACATCAATATCTTCAAATCTAATTTTAGTCTTATTTTTACCCAGCCAATATTCTAACCATTTATAACTAACTCCCGCATGACTAAATAAATACTTATCCATCTTATAACACATGGATAACTCATTTATATGTTCCATCAATAACGACTGAATAGTATGATGATGCCCTCTCTGATGCCCTGAATATGTTTCATTAGCAAAAGGCATGTAATGAAAGTCATGATTACCAATTAACATAATAACATCTGCTTTTGAATTACTCTTAAATTCAATCAAACGTTTAAAATTATGTAATTGAACTATAATTCTTATATCTTCATGTGTATCAAAGTAATCTCCTACAAATATAAATCTATCTGCATCATTTTCCTTTTCAACAATTTGTTCCCATGATATTCTACCATGAATGTCTCCAATAATTACACTTTTCATATTATCTTTTTAAAACAAACCAATCATCGGTAAAAAATTTAACGATAGGCTTTGCTAGGTTACTAAAACATTTTTCATACATTTCATATCTGGATCTCCTAATATCCATTTTAATCTCATACAATCTACTAGGATCATCCACATCTTTAAAACTTTCATACATCTTCTCAAACATCTTTTTTCATTTATAAGTTAAAATTTGCTCTTTATTCTACTACCCCTTTATATCAGAGCATGCCTGCTTATCTTACCTGCCGTTATATTCACAGCTTGGCTAATACGAGTTTCTCAAGGGTACAGGCTATCGAAAATATATATCCTCTTTTTATTTTATTAGTATATTTTTTCTCCACATACTAAAGGAGTACCATCTGAGTTTAGAATCGGGATTGTACCATGTCTCATTTGCTTATAGATAAAACCATTTTCGCAAATTATACTATAGTCCCAACGCATGCCAACATCATAAGGTTCTTTCTTAGATTCACAATACAATCCTAAAAAGGTAAGCCCACACGCTAATAAAATAAGAAGTAACATGCTTTTCATTTCAAATATACTTTTAAGGTTAAATCTTTCTTTAGTCTTTCCATAAATGATTCCTCACCATCATCACCTGATACTAACCAATCAACTCTTTGAGCATATACATAAGCAATACTTAAGTACTTTACTGCTTCTTTAAACTCTTCTATAACTTCATCCGAATACTTATACCAAAACTTATCTTCCGGATACTTGATAAAATAATCATCATCAAGAGTCTCCCAAGCACCCTCCCTAATTTCTTCTTCTGTTTTAGCCCTCCCATTTTTTTCAATTAACTCTTCGATAGAATCAATTATGCCTTTAATTCGAGCTTGGTCATAATTAAAAAACCCTTCACTCATGGTTATTGTTTTTAAAGTTTTACATTAAATCTTTCTCTCATCTTTTCCAAGTCATTAGGTCGCAATACTGTAAAGCTAATTCTAGTGCAATATTAGCGTTTTCTCTTGACCAATCATAGAAATCACCATAATTAAATTCTTCATTTGGGAATACCTTTGACCAAATGTATTCATAAACATTTTGTCTAACTGGTACTTTCATAATCTTTATTAGTTCTTTTTCTAAATCATCTGTCATAAGGGATATAATTTAAAGAGTTTTAAAATTATTTTTAATACTATGTCTCATATTTTTTCACAATGAAATTTCAAATCTTTCTCTCATCTTTGTTATAGTCTCTTCCGGGCAATCATGAACATTTTTACCTCCATGTCTATTTTCCACAATTAATGAAAAGACCGTATAACCATGCTCTTTTGCCAAATCAAAGTAGGGTTTCATTTCCCATTCTTGTGTAAAGGTATTGGAAACAACAATCCCGGGAACATCAAATCCTCTATCATTGGTTTCCATCCACTCTTTAACCTGATTCCTGCACCAAGAATGAGCCTCTTTCAATTTAGAAGCATCAAACTTATATTCACCATCTTGCATAAAATACTGATCCGCTTCAATGTGAACACCACCCAATAATTTCGCTAGAGTGGATTTACCGGACCCTGGAAGGCCTCTTAATAATAAAAGTGTTTTACTCATGTTAATTGTATTTAAAAGGGTTTTTCAAATTAACTTCTCTCCAAAACCCTACTACACCAAAACAAACAATCCCACTAATAAAAACAATAACGAGAAGCAAATAAGATAAAGGATTATAGGGGTTTAACCTATGTCTTTCGAATCCATGCTTACCTACTATCTTCTCCGTTATCCATAAAGCTAATAGTAATTTTCTAAAGCTTATCATGTTTATTCGTTATTAAGTAATTTCAATAAAGACAATTCTTCAACAAAGGAGAAGGCTATTAATTCTCCTTCAATATCTGTGTATTGGAAATGCGGATGTCTTGCATCATCTGGCTGCCTAAACTCCCATATTTTCTTGTCCGTTTTTTCATCATAATAACCCATACTAAATACCGTAGATTCGGTTCCATCTTCATAAGTTTTTTTTATCAATAACATTAACTCCGCACAATCCCAATTTAATCCCGGGTATTCACGTCCTGCATCTTCAACAGTCGTAGTTTTAGCATCATGCCAAATAATATCATGTTTATGCCCCTTATGTATGTTAGTAATAACTATTTTACCATTTTCATCATACTGTCCATCACTAGAGTTGAAATTCCAAAGTTTTGTTTCTTGCTTAATTTTACTTTTTTTCATGTGTAAATGTTTTTGTTTTTAGTAAATAACATCTTCCTGACATCAAGAAGCTCATAAAAGTAATCAGGACAGGATTCGAACCTGCAAAGTTGAACTGTATTACATAAATGGACTCTTTAGAATGTGGAGGATAAACTCTCCGACTATTTACACCACGTCAACCTTATCATGTTTTAAGCGTCTTCCAATTCCGCCACCTGACTGTACTTAGATTTTTAAAACCCACCTTTTACAAGGCAAGGAAACTCCATCTTATGTTTTTTGCGTGGCTAGGAAAGGATTCGAACCAATACGAATGAAGCGTAACCTATTTATCATTCTACCTTTGTAACGATAGCGTCTACCAATTTCGCCACCTAGCTATTTTATTTCTTTAAACCAAACGTAAAGCACGAAACCAATTTAGTATTAGATTCTTTTCTCCGTTAGGATATGTCCATTTACCTGTAATCATAAATAATAGAGGTAAAGAAATAAACATTAATATAAATAGAATTAACGCAAAAGGTAAAGTAAATCTTACCCATCCTTTAATTTCTGTTCTTTCCTCTGAGTAAAAATTAATTCCAAGGGATCTCCACCTCTCGCACATTTCCTCGTATGACACTTTTTTTAACTCAGGAAAAGTTTCACTGAATTTTGGTATGTAGGTCCAATTATTATGAGACCACACTCTTTTTAGTTTTTGAAATACCATTTTTTATACAATTTTGTTAGTAGCAAGGACAGGATTCGAACCTGTACTTACAATAAAGCCAATTAGCCATTCCATGACAATAAAGGAATTGAACCTTTACATTGTAACCCATTATGAGTAAATCGGATTTACACCGAAGCGTCTACCAAGTTTAAACATTGACCCCGTAGTGGATTCTAACCACATTATTTTCACTACTGGAACGGGGTTGTTTAAACATTCCGCCACCTTGCCAAAATGAGTGTTTTTGTAATATCCCTAGAACACACAAACTATGCTGACCTACGATTCAGAGAGCGTCCACGCCAATATTCGACTTGTAATCGAATCTGTAATCTCTATCTTCGATCCATACCCAGGCCTAGGTAGAGGGCTTTTTGTAGTCAGGACAGGATTCGAACCTGCAATACTGCCGCACTTCTGCGCTGATACCTTTTTTGTTTAACGTAAGGTTCGGCAAACCTCATTACAGTTTTTTAGTGTCTCCCATCAGGAATCGGCTTGATCAGTGCCGCCCTTGTTCCACCACCTGACTAATTATAATGCAAATATAAGTATCTTTCTTTAAAAAACCAACACTTATTTTGTTAATATTATGTTAATTTATTTCTTAGCACTTGAATAACATCCCACGCATCCAATAAAGCATTATGAGAAACATTTCCATCAATATTAGCTCTCTTCTTACATACATCCAAAGAAGGCAGAACATCATCATTATTCACATCAAAATATAAAATTGCGGGGTCTAATATCCTTTTACGAACATCAATAAACCCAACCCATCCAGGAATATTATTTAAGAATAACATGTCAAATGCAGCAAAATTCTTTCCAGCTACATTTATCTTATATCTCTGAAATCTAGGATCAGCTTTAATTCCATTAGCATGTAGAAAAGATGTAAAAGATTCAGTTAATGTAAAAGTTTCAACAAAGATAGGATTATAATTACCTACCTCATTATTTAACACATCATACGCATCATTTCTTTCATTTTCTACATAATCTGAAATATCCTTAATAACATCCATATTCATCAATAATGCTTTAGGAGATCCTTTAATGCTTCTATGAATGACAGTAGCATAGAACTTAGGACAATCTTCAAATGATAAAGATTTACTTGTATCTTCAATGATTGCTCCAAATGATAGGATTTGATTTTTATTAGGATTCAAACCACTTGTTTCAATATCAATACTAACATACAACATGATATAAGATTTAATTAGTTACATATTCTGGAAGTGTACAAATATGAGGAGCAACACTTGTAGGGGCCAACAATACATTATAATACTTACATGCTTGCCCAAATCCATTACCTCGAAAGTCAATAAAAATATACTTATCATTAAATGAAGTGATAGTACCATATTCATAAGGAACATTAATATTATCCCATACTTCTTTATACATGACTTTTCTTCCAACGAGACTACCATCCATAGACTCCGGAAATACTCTTTTAGGCGTTAGCCCCTGGTAATCAAAACTGCTCATAATCTTTCTTTTGCTTTTCTTATAAGTACTAGTAAAAAAACTGCGAATACTAGAATTAATGGACCAAGCCAAATGGGAGATAGTACCCACCACCAAGACCAATCTATAAAATTAGTAAGTTTTAGGGCAATGAAAAGGATAGTTAGTAGCCCCACAAAACTAACACCTGAACTCGAAGACTCTTTTGACATGATTGATAATTTAAGAGTGAAATAATTATGCGCAAATATACGAATAAAAATGATAAAAACAAATTATTCTACAACTTTTTTAAACAATTCCACCTTTATCAATCGTAGAGAAGAATATTAAATCATTGAATGACCTGTGGTTTTCAATAGCTACTCGCTTAGATAATCTCATAGATTCTAACACTGGATTAGGGTACTTTACCAACATGTGATTCTTTACTATGAAATGTATAGCTTCAATATCGGTTCCCTCGAAAGACAGGATCCAATCTTTGTACTCCAAAACATACTCTGCTGACTTATGTTCATGTCCATACGCAGTTGGCTGACCTGTTTTTTCGTTTATACCATAAGTATCCATTTTACCCAAGTCATGAAATAGAGCTGCCATTATTATATTAGGATTATTTGGATACTTTTTATAAGCTCTTCGCAATACTACTATAATGTGCTTTAACGTATTTCCCTCCGGATGCCATACTATGTTTTGTTTAGCTTCCCATTGCCTGAATAACAATTCTTTCAATGTTCTAGGCGCTATAGAAATTAAATGCTTATAAGATGTTAGCAATACTTTAGACATAATTTTAATATTAATCTTTTACTTTTTCCCAATATTTTGTAACAATAACTTTTTCTTTAAGAACTACTCTATGTAATGTATCAATATCTTGTTTATCAAAACCATAATCATCACTATAAACATATTCATTAGTTTCCCAAAAACCGTATAGTTCTTTATCAACATCTGGATAATATTCTTCATTGATTTCCACAATAGATTGTTTAAAGAAAGTAGAACCTCTTCTATGATTACTATTAGAATCATCATAAAAATCATCTAATAATTCATCAAAATCTAATCCATATTCTTTAGCAGTTTTTTCATCAAGTTTGTTTATCATTTTGTTTGTTTTTTCTTGTTCAAAATAAAATACTATTTCGCGGGGAGTCTCTTTTAATAAATTATACTTTTTAGCCATTCTGAAATTAGATGAATATGCATTTAAAGTCCTAAGTTGATAGCTAATTTCATCACGAAAATGTTCAAGAGTATGTGCTGATTTCCATTTATTACATACTTTACAACTAGGCATAAGATTATTCATGTCATTTAAATCATTGTCAGTATATATTTTATTTGATCCTATACTGAAATGAAATCTGCTAACTAAATGATCAACTTGCATATCATTAAATTCTAAATCACATCCACAATAAGCACAATGTCCATCATATTTTTCATGTACAAGTTGTCTATTTATTTTTTTCATATAGTTCACTTTCAAGTTCATGAATTCTACCTTTAAGTCCTTCAATGATTTCTGCATAAACTTCAATAGTATCTTCTAACTTTTCATGAGCTTCTTCTAGTTCATGAATTTCTACAATTAAATTTTCGATTACATAGTTAATGTCATCTTTAGCATCAATAGCTTGTCTTTCTAAAAGTGTGTTATACATTGTTATTGTTTACTTTTTAATAGTTTAACGTATTACGGCGATAATTGCAGTTATCCGGAGATAGCATACATTTACCATCTAATATAGATTGTTACAAGACCTAGAGCAATCGCAAATACCATTTTTTTATTTTGATGGTATTCTGTTTGCTGACAACTAATTCCCAAATCAAACCACCAACTCCCTCCTATATTATTCCAAACAATTTCTACTTTCATTTTATTTAATATTTTTAAATGAATAAGCACTTAAAATAGTTTCCGTATCAATACCACCATTAGTACCTTCTTGTAACGATTCATAATATTCTTTATCCATGTCTACATTTTCAGAGGCTTCTTTCAAAGCTGCTTCAACATGCATTGCAGCAAATTCCTTAGCAAATTCACATATAACTCCTTTATAGAAAAAAAATATATCATCATCATCGATAAAATCTCTCAATCCATCAATATTATTAGGTAATAAGTCTTCTGCTGTTGGTATATTCATTTTATTTATTTTAGTGGTAAAAAAACAGTCAGGGCCGGACTCGAACCGGATAAGCGACCATTTTACTTGACTTGGAACCATTCCTCATTACGCCCACCTGACTATTTTTTACTGAGTTTTAGTCAGCTACATTCTTTTTTGCATTCGCTAAGGGATCAAATCTTGTCTGGATGCCTACAAAGTATTTGCCCGCAGGAACTACGGTATGCCTGTGATCTTTCTTTGCCGTTATCATAGCTTTATCCAATGTAACCCCCAAACCTTTTAGTTCTGACTGTAAAGAATGATTTAGTATGCACTCTTCATGAGCATCGATAACAAATCCTCCATCTTCAAATTCGTAAATGTCGTAGTTACCAAATAAAGCATGAAAACTACCAGACCTTTCAGATGCAGCTATAAATCTTTTCTCTATCTTTTTAATACCCTTAGGTAAATCCGACAGTGTGAAGAATTGAACATCGCCTTGATGAAAGCCTTCGTTCTTAAATTTTAATTTGCTTTTCATAATAATAATAGTTTTAAATTTAGTTTGCAGATTGCCAAGTATAATCTATGTCACCTGGTACATTATCAGGTCTATGCCATTTAGCACATTTTACAGCATCTTTAAATGTAGGACAAGTGTCAATTAAATATACTGATTTTGTGCTAGGACAAGTAAACTCAATCCATGCGTAAGGTTGATCCAACTCACCTTTGCTATTTTGTAAGAATGAGTATGTTTTATTTGTTTTATACAATCTGATTATTTCCTCATACCCGTTCTTATGTACCACGGTTTGCTCATCTACAATAGATGCATCTAACATTTCCAGGACACCCTCATTTCCGTAATTTTCTTTAATTATGGTAATGATAGCAGCTTTAATATCTTCGTTATCTTGATTATGAAAAGCAATCTTAGCATTAATTAACGAGCTACATTCTTCAAATAACTCTTTTTCCAAGAATCTACCATTAACATAGTGCTGCCCATACCCATCAGCAAATTCAATGGCAAATCCTGTAGTACAATGTAAGTCGTTATTTTCGTTTCTAGCTATTTTTTTAGGATACTTAGATACGAGGCAAACTTTGTCCATTTGTATTTGAAGATATGAGTTTTCCACACACTCTAGGACTAAGTTAAAGTCATCTTTGTATTCATCAAGAATATCAAAATTATCCATAAAAAAACTGTAGAAAGATAGCCATGATATGTCATCAACATTAATATAAGATGAAAACGGTTCATATACTAGGTTATCTTTATTCCCCATCAATTCATTTACTTTCACTTGACATTGCATAGGACTGTCTAGCAAAAGTACTTCCGGCTCGGCCAATCCGCAAAACTTGTATAGTTTTTTCATTGAGACCTCGGTTCTGTCTTTATCATGGTTATTGTAAAACTCATAATTAAAAACTTTACTCAACCACTTTTCTCTGTGGGAATCCAACTTTGCCTCTTGCTCCGGGGTCAAACTTTCTATTTTCTTCATTATACAACATTTTAAAAGGTAATAAACTAATTATGATGCAAATATAATAACATTCTTGGACTTTTCCTAATTCTATATGTCAAATACATGTTAATATTTTGTTAATGTTTAGTATTTCGCGGGGAATACATATTTAATAATCTAAAATTGATTTTTTTACTTCCTCACATACTTGATGCCATACTTTAAATCTTATTTGATCCATTATTTGCATACTCACTAGATTGTTAACTTTTTTTATTACTTGACTTGATATTTCATCTTTTTCATGATTCCTCATTTCATATCCAGTATGATTCCAGATTTTGTCCTGTACTAAATTATTTACATTATCCATAATCACATATTTAAATTTACTTCATTAACTAATTTAATCCATGCTTGAACTCTTACTCCATTAAATATTTGTCCTCCTAATAAATCTTCAACATTATTACCTACTTTATCAGTTATTTCCTGATCCACTTGATTAGATAGATGATTCCATAACATAACTCTTACTTTATAATTTACATGATTTACTACTTTACTTCTTATATTCTTCATATTTCTAAAATTTGTCTTACACGTTCCCATTCTTGATCTAATACTTTAGCTTCTAATTCATCCCCTACTCCATTTCCAATTCGATCCCATATTTGCTTATCCCCCTTGTTCCATATTTTTTTTCTTAATTTAGTTACTACTTGTTCACTTAGTTTATTAATCAAAAGCGTCCTTACTTGATACATCTTTTCGTTGATTCGATTCATAACTTGATATTTTGTTTTACCGGCTGCCATACTATATAACGTGCTCTATTTTTTACTTGATTCCGGACTTCATTATGAACTTGCCTAGATGTTAATAGCCATAATTCATTAAGCAGTTGAGTACCTCCCTGCTGCCATATTTTAGCTTTAATTTTATCCTTTACATTTTTCATTTTTTGTCTTTTCTCGATTATAAAAGAAGTTAAGGTTTCCGGAGATTCTTTACTTAGAGCATCATCCAATTTTCTTTCTAAATCCTTTAAGTTAATCATTTCTTATACTCTTCGGGGAATCTACCATCACCCCATAAAATAGGCTTGTCCAAACATTCTAACATCCGAATCAGCATAAATCTAAAATCTGTAGCATCCTCAATTTCCATTTTACAAGATTCTACAGTAGATGCATCAGGAGTTCCATCCTCATTATAATATACCTCATGAATCTTGAATACGACATTCTTTCCAACTTCATAAGCTAACACTCTATAATTCCAACCCATAAAACAGTTTTGCGCGGGGAACCCAAATAAATAAACATCCCAGCAATTAAATAAATAAACATCCTTAACATGAATACAAAGATACAACATAAAATAATAACATCCAAATAAAACATCAATAAAGACATTAATATAATCATAACTTTATATTTCGTATTACTTGACTAACTAATCCCTCCCTAATTTCAATACACATAAAATCCCTTACTTGATTCCACACTTTAAATCTTACTGGGCTACTAACTTTATTACTCATTGGAGACATTAATTGATCTCTTATTTGTTCACTTACTTCATTTTCAACATTCTTCATAACTTCATATTTTGTTTTACATGTGTTCGTATTTCATTACTCACATTACTATAGACTTGATTATTTATTTGATCCCATATTGGCCTCTGTATTTGCTCTATTACTAGAACCCAAACTTCAGTACTTACTTCATTACTTACTTTATTTATTAATCCGCAATTTAATTTACTCCATATTTGTCTCCGTCCTTTCTCGCTCGTATTATTCATAACTTCATATTTTGTCTTACCTGGTTGATTACTTGAATATATAATTGTTCTTTTGTCTCGGTATATATTTCATTGTTTATCTGACTATATACTTTGTAATTTGTTTTATCCGATATTTCACCTCGCAATTTATTCTGAATTTTATCCCATATTTTTCCCATACTATACTGTTTACTTGACTGTTTAAATTCCTCATAACTTTATTTTTTGTGCTACATGATACCATACTTGTCTCCTTACTTGATCTGCCAATTTATTAGTAGTTAATTCAACCATTTGATTAGTTACTTTACTAGATACTTTCATTTCTATTTTATCTTCTACCATATTTCGGGTGTGAACTCTTAAATTCATCCATAATTTATCACATGAAGATGCTACTTTTTTCTGTACCTTTTTCATAACTCTATATTTTCTTTTATTTGAGTCCATACTTGAAAACATACCTGCCCCCTTATTTGAGTCCATACTTGACTAGCTATTCTAGCTTCTACCTGGTCATTTACTTGACTCTTAACTAAAACCCGTAGTAGACTTCTTACTCCAATATTCATTTTATTATCTATAGTTTCATTTACAGTCTTCATAACTTCATGTTTTGTTTTACTTGAAAAGCTATTTGATTTGTTATTTCATTTGTTGCTTGATATCTTAATTGAATTAGATCCTTGATTAAATACCATACCTGAATATTAATTTTATTACCTAGTTTTATTCTTAATTCACTTCTCAATTCACCACTTATTTTTTGGTATACTTGTTTCTTTACATTTATCATAATTTCTTATTTTGTTTTAATTGAGCCCATACTTGCAAACATACCTGATCTCTAGGTTTCACCCACACTTGACTGTCTATTCTAGCTTCTACCTGGTCATTTACTTGACTCTTTGTTAAAATCCGTAGTAGATTTCTTAATCCAATATTCATTTTATAAGTTATAGTATCATTTACAGTCTTCATACTTTTCTCTCTGACAATGATGCGTGTATGTTTTCTCGTACATTCACATATAATGAATCAAATACTTGGTCTCTTATTTTACTCCTTACTTTGTCCTCTACGATATCCTTTACTTTACTACCTAGAGTGCTCCATCCTGGACTTTTTGCTTTAGTTCTTATTGCATTACTTACTGTATCTCTCACATTCTTCATAACTTTATGTTTTCTTTTACTTGATCCCACAATTGATTACTTACTTTATTACGTACTTGAGTACGTCCTTGATGACTTACTCTATACCGTACTTGATCCTCTACTTCATACCATACTTTATCACATACTTTATCACTTATTTTTTCACTTACATCCTTCATAACTTTATGTTTTCTTTTACTTGCTCCCACAATTGATTACGAACTTTATTATTTACTTGACTCTGTACTTCCTTCGATACTTGGTTCCATACATCTTTCCATACTTTACTACTTATTTTACCACCTATTTTATCACTTATTTTTTCACTTACATCCTTCATAACTTCTTATTTTCTGTTACTTGACTTCTCACTTGATTCCATACTCTATGACTCACTCGAATCGTAACTACATCAATTACCATATTACTTACTTTATTACGTATTTTAGTACTTACTTGATTACCTATATGATACTCTAGTTGATTACCTATTTGATACTCTAGTTGATTACTCATCTGATTACATACTCTATAAATCACATTCTTCATAACTTCGTACTTTCTGTTACTTGACTTCTCACTTGACTCCTTACGTTATCACTTACTTGATTACTTACTTGATTACTTACTTGATTACGTACTTGACGATTTACTTCATCCCGTACTATATCTTCTACTTGATTCCATGCCTCATTACATACTTGATATCCAAATTGACCATTCATCTGGTTACTTACTCTATGAATTACATTCTTCATAACTTCGTATTTTGTTTTACTTGATTCCATACTTGGTCTAGTACTTGATATCCTAATGGACTCCATACTTTCCCCTTCACTTGTTTCCATACTTTTTCACTTACTTTATTACTTGTTAACCGATAGCTTAGTTTACTAATTACTTGACTCCTTACTTGATTACTTGCTTCATTTCTTACGTTACCCCATACTTGACTAACTACTTCATCACATACTGCATCATTTACTTTGCTATCTACATTCTTCATAACTTTACATTTTGTTTTACTTGAGCCGATTGTTGATTACATACTTGAATCCATACTTGATCGCTTATTTTCTTCCATACTTGATTCCACACTACACCATCTACTTGATGCAATACTTTACTTCCTATCTGCTGTCTTACTTTATTTCTCATATCCCTCACAACTTTACATTTCGTTTTACTTGTTCCATTATTTGAGTACCTAATTGATCTTTTGTTCGAGTTAGTACTTGATTCACTACTTGGTTCAATACATCATTCCATACTTTACTACTTATTTTATCACCTAATTTATTACATGATCTATTACGTACTAAAGAAGTTACTTCACTTTTTACATTTCTCATAACTTAACATTTTGTTTTACCTGTTCCTAAATTCGATTTGATAATTGTTCATGTTTATCCTCTCCAATTTGAATACATGCCTTACCTCATTACTTACTCGACCCTTTACTCTATTACTTACTTGATCTCGTATTTGATTACTCACTTGATCTCGCACTTGTTTACTTACCCGAGACCATAATTTACTATTTGCTTTATTCCATGTTTGATTCATAATATCTCTCACATGCTCCCTGACTTTGTTATCCACATTATTCATAACTTTACATTTTGTTTTACTGGGTTTTCTGAATATTTCGCGGGGACACTACATAATACATAATCCCAGCAATACATCATTTAATCATAATACAAACATACAACATTAAAATAACATATCCAAACATAATAACAATAAAAAATAAAATAAAAACATTCTAATATAACATTAATACATTTATACTATCATGTACGGTATCATGTACGGTATCATGTCTTCCATACATCATCCAATATAACATCTAACATACATTTAATAAATCATATCAGTAACATAAAGAATATAAAATGTAATCCTAATCAACATGACAGTAACATGAATAGATAAATGATAAATGAAAGAAAATGAGATAAATAAGATGGTCAAATCAATCACGTGTAGGAGTATGATTGGAAATGATGTGCAGGTATCGGGGAATGCGCAGCAAAAAATACGTTCTATGTTGTGTGTTAAATTGTAGTGCATCCGGTTTAATATGTGGATAAGTGGGGGGCTGTCAGGCGAATTTTTTCATCGAATGCCTTTATTTCGCACACACGAGGCTTCTAATAAACTTTGGGCGGAACCCTTCGTCTAGTTCCACCCACCATGAGAAGATGTAGCAGAATGAACGCTACATGCCTAAAAATGGATTCTATGATGTCTAATGTATGTTGATGTTAAACACATATTTAATTACGTAATATAAGAGGGTTGGAGTGACTATGAGGATGAAAGATATGATGTATACCTGTTTGTCCGTTAGTTTAGATACCCAATGTTCATTATTTTCTTCCATTTTGTTTGATTTTTGCATCATTTGTGCATTTTTTATACATTTTATTGTGCATTTTTGAGGATTGTTGATAAAAAATAGCATTGATTGTCAACATTTTATGATTTTTTTGATCTTTTTGTGGCCGGGGAGATAGAATAAAATGCATCTTTCTCATCTAATTGACATGTATGAAATTGAAATACCATTGACAATCAATCATTTACATTTTTTGTTGATCTTTTTGTGGCCGGGGAGATAGAAACATAAAGAAAGGGGACCGGCTTTCACCAGTCCCCTTCTTACATGCAACCATTAACCAATTATGTCTATGATACATGCGAGGGATAGAGCCGCTCCGGAGAAGATTAACAATGCTCCTGGTACTTTCTTTTCCCAAATAGATGTTACTGTTCCTTTGTCTGCTAAGACTACTAAACCCATGATCATAAAGATGGCGGCTACAATTGATAACGCAACTAAAACGGTTGTTGATAACATTTTAAAAAGATTTATGGTTATGTTAAAATTAATTCATGTGATATTAGAATGGTAAGTCGTCGTCGGATAGTACTGAGCTTGGCGCCGAAGTAGTAGCCGTTCCTGTATTAGTAGCCGTTCCTGTTGGGAATGAGTCCTGGAATACATCGTCGAACTTATTCTCTTTAGGTGCAGGCTTTGGCTTCGCTGCGTATGTTGACTGTCCTTTAGCGTCATCCTTCTTATAGGTGTCTATGCTAATGGCGTGCGTCCGGAACTTGTCTTCTTCTTTTACTTCTTTTAGCGGCCATGCGATAAGCGGTAGATATTTCTTCCCAGTCTTCTCGGACACATAAATGAATTGAGATACTTCCGGATCCTTCATACATAATTCGAATAGGTCTGTGATACATATACTCATACCAAAGCCGGTAGAATCTTTTGTTGTGATTAGTCTGCCGTTCCCTACAAACTTTTTACTCTTCTGTTGTTCCATGTTAATTTATTAATGGGTTGCACCCTGTTTGTTAATGTTTATAAATTCCGTTATCTGTTTGGCCATGTTCAATGTAATCCATGGAAATAACTTACCGTTCTCTTCCATGCTTACTATGTTTATGTTACCGGTCGCAGCGTGGATCATTGCCATGTACTCCATGTATTGTTTATGAACCGGATTAAAGTCACCGGTTAAAACGTACAATTCAACTCCGTCGGTTTGCAGTCGTTTACCGCAGTACCTAACTCCGTTCAATCTAATGGAGAGTGCGTCGTTGAATCGTTCTTTAAATGTCTCCAAAGTCATCGTAAGCATCTTTTATGAATTGTTTACTTAGTACGTACATGTAGTGAGACTTAAACGTTTCTTTTGCTACGCCGTATATTTCCTCCTGGCTTTTCCTTGCCTTTATATCTTTCTCTAGCTTCTGTACTTCCGGAGAGTAGGTATAGGTCTTCTTCGTTACTTTCGTTACCGTTATATGAGAAGTAGATAGCGTTTCTAAATCCTCATCAACCAAGGCCTCCTGTACTTCCTTCTTAAGTGCGTTCTCTTTTTCCTCTAACTCTTTCCGCTGTTGTATGAGTACTGCCGTTCTATTTAACAGCCGTTCTATTTTTGCATTTTCCATGTTGATCATTTTAATATGCTGCAAAGATAATACATTCTTTTGATATATGCAAGCCCCGGCGAATATTTTTTTGCATATTTTTTTTTGGGCTCTAATCTAAATGCGTTCCTTAATTTTCCGCGGGGCCATTTTTCCAGGCCCGGCGAACAATTTATGCCGGTATGGTTAATATACCTTTACATGATTTATAATATTTTCCTCTTTCAGAATCTATTTCTATCTCATGATTTATTTCATTTAGGAATTCTTTAAGCTTTGGAACTTTTACATTTTCAGATACTTTCTCCATGTAATCTAAAAATACTTTTGTATCTTCTTCCGTTTTCAATAAGAATGCTTGCATGTTCTTTTCATCATCTTCAAACAATGGAAAGAAGAATACATTTGTATCATCTTCCGGATCTTCTATGAGTAGATAAGCAGTACATAAATAATTGGAATCTGGAAATGTTTTAATAGATGTAATGACGTTATTGAATATTTCCATCTTATTAACTATGGACTCTCCTAATGATAATGAATCTAATGATATGAGATCCGTTGCATTTAATTTTTTAGACATGTGTTGAAATGTTTTTAATTGGTTAATAAAAAGAACTTCACCGCCGAAAGTAGATCCGGGTAGGTCTTGTAGGTCCCTCCGTCAAATGTGTACCGTCTCTTCTTCGAGTTGTAGATGACTTCTCGTTCTTCTCCCCGGAACGACACGACCCTGTTGTTCCTTTGCGGTGCCACGAACATTAGGATGGTGTTGATACCGTCTATCAGGTCCGTATTCCGGTCAACTATAACGTACTCGAACTCATCTTGATCAGGCAATAGGGTTTCAAACAGAACAGTATTGTTTATCACGCAACTAATTTGTCTTTGACCATAAGATGAAAACACTCCTAAGAGTAAAAAGGTTGAAAGAATTAATCTCATATAATTGATTTGTTTGTTTTTAAAAAGGAAGGTAGGTTAACCGGGGAGGTTAGGGCCCACCTTCTAAAATGCACCACTTAAACTTTGCTCTTTATACACCGGTCTGTTCCATTATTTTCCGGTGCGTTATATTGTCTATAGAATCATACCATTGTAAAAACCGTTTAATCCCTTCTCTATATTTCACTTTAGGTTCGTAGCCTAGACTTTTCAGCGGGGCTACATCAGATGCAGTAAAGTATACATCTCCATCCTGCATCCGTTCTAAATTCCGCAGGGCTTTAATTCCAATCTCCTCCTCCAGGACATCAATGAAATCTAATATCTTAATGCTCTCATTGCTACCAACATTATATAACATGTACTTGACATCCGTTTCATTTTTAATCACAATATTAATCCCATCAATAATATCATCAATGTAAGTAAATTCTCTAAACATCTCTCCATGATTATAAATGTCAATGGGAATGTTATTATGAATGTTATATGTAAATTTATAAACCATCATATCCGGTCTACCCCATGGACCATACACTGTAAAGAATCTAAGCCCTGTAGTACGCATGTTGAACAAATGACTATATACATGTGCCGTCAATTCATTCATCTTCTTAGTCGCTGCATAAAAGGATACCGGCCTATCTGTTCTATCATCTGTACTAAATGCCATATCCATGTTATCTCCCATTCCATATACACTTGAACTAGATGCATACACTAAATGCTTTACATCATATTTCTTACATGCTTCTATAATGTTTAAGAATCCCTGAACGTTTGATCGGGCAAATAGATTCGGATCTTTGACACTGGCTCTTACTCCTGCCTGGCCCGCGAGATTTACAACTAGGTCAAACTTATGCAGAGAGAAAATAAGTTCTACCTGCTTCTTGTCTGCTATGTCTAAGTTGTAGTAGCCAATGCCTTTAGATATCGGCAGGGTATTCAATCTCATGCTATTTAATAACTGAGTGTCGCTTCCATCAAAGAAGTCCACACCTATCACTTTTGTGGCATGGGTTAACATAGAGTGTGCTAGCTGACTGCCTATGAATCCTGCGACCCCTGTTATTAGTACTTTCATGTTAGTTATCTTTTAAGAACTTATACAACTCTAGAAACAGCAGTGAAGCCTCCTCCCGGGTTAGTACCATCTTTCCTTTCTGGTTAATGTAAGAGTGCACTACAAGAACCTTCTCATCAATGCCGGATCCTTCATGCACAGATACAACGGCCTGTTCGGTAAATTTTGTTTCGTAACTCATGTTATTTTTATTTTGTGGACCAGGCAGGACTCGAACCTACCACCTTCTCGTTATGAGCGAGCTGCTCTAACCAACTGAGCTACTGGTCCATTTTATTTACAACAGGTGCAAAGGCAAGAACGGTCTATACACTATGTCTCCCTTGTCTTCTATGGAGAGCATTATATACACATCAGCCTCACACCATTCCGACCAACCATCGTACCAATCGTCCTTTGTGTAGTTAGTCCACTTAGCGGATCTATCTCTATTTATTTCATTTAAGACATCTTCTATACCCCATGTCAATTCTTCATTACTGTAACCATCCAAGACAACGAATACAAAATCATTGACATTTCTGCCTGGTAAGAAGTCATCTACATACTTGAATATTGCCATTTCTTTTTTAGTTTTTTGCGGTGTTTAACAATTATTATTTTTTACAAGAAGTTAGAATTTCATGACACAACTCTTCTGGAATTCTACTTCTTTCATAAGAACCTTTCCTTCCTTGAGTTCCCGTCTTTGAACCTCTAGGAGCAGGAGTATGGTGACAGTTCTTATTACCATTTTTACATATTGGTCTAGGAACCCAATCTTCGGAGTTAGTCCATATATCTGTAGGCTTCGCTCTGTCGTCTCCGTACTGGCAATACCATACTGTATGTCTTTTAAATTCTTGCATCCATGGCATCTTTCTTAACATGCCTCTTGGATTCTCTATGAAGAAAACCATGTTAGGATTAATCTCTAACCATTCCTTTATCAATGATATGAAATGTTGGTTAGTGATGTCACACTCACCTGCATACTTACTCTTCGGATCTACGCCATTTCTGTGAGTAGATATAGCAGCGATAGTGTAGGTTGTACAATCCGGGGATGCCCAAATAATATCCGGAACAAACGGAACATCTTCTTTCTTTAGTTTTGAAATGTCTATCTGCAAATCAATGCCATCAAAGTTTTCCCAATCAACAGAGAATACGTTCATGTCTAACTGATTAGCAGCTTTGCCAATAGACTTACTGCCTGCGAATAATTCTAATACGTTCATTTTTTTTTTAGTTTAGTGGTAAAGAATATAGTGCAAAGATAGGGGTACCGGATCTAATATGCAATACCCCTATCGTTAATGTTTTGTTAATTGTGATAAACGTTTGTCCCCCTCCTGGCTTCCTTGCTAATACTGTAAGAGCCGAAGTAATGCATCTTAGCCTTAGAGAGCAATCGTATGGCCTCTTTCTTGTTGTAAGCAGTAACACAAGCGGCACCACAATAAAAGCCATTAGAATCAATCCTTGTGCCATTTAGGGTAGCTATCCATTCCTTACTATTTCTCATATTACTTTTAGTTGTTTAAATGATTATTCCAAATTAGCATGTCCTCTCTCAAGACATTATCTTCACTCGTATCGAACTCCTGGAATCCAAAATCATAATTCAACTTATGATTATCACATATCTCTAAAGTGGAATTAATTTTATCTAACTCCCACATTTCAAAATACGTATCACATTTGATTTCGTCAGGAGCAGATGTATCGTCACACCTTAAAAAGTATCCTAACTTTAAGTTTAACTCGGACTCTTTTTTTATTATGAATTCTTTTAACATGTTACTTTTTATAGTAGGTTAAAAATTCGGTGTACACATGGTCATACAATACTTCATCGCAATCATCTAAAATATCCATGTCAACATTCTCTACAATCTTTAAAGTCAAAGCATCTAAGTCATCTATGATAGACTCAAATGAACCCATCATGTGAGTAAATTCTAGAACAGATCTAGCATCACGTGTTCCAAGTTTTTCCGATGTCTCATCATCCTGGTTCATGATTTCATTACAGATGTTTGATACATGGTAGAAAACAATCTTGAATAAATAAGAACTTCTGTCAATGTTCATTTTTTTGTTTATTATAGTGGTGAAGAATATGATGCAAAGATAGGGGGGATAATCAAGAAAACAACATCCCCCCATGTTAATGTTTTGTTAATCTTTTATGCAGATGACCGAAGCACCTATTGATTTATGATTTACATCTCCTTGTTCAAATTCGGTTACATGACCAACCTCTATCCCGATTTCAAGACCTCTCTCTAATGCATCTATAAGGTCGTGATAAGATTCACAGACATCGGTCTCGCTATCGTCATCATATAGCGCATAGATAGAACCATCGAATAGACCCGACTGGTAAACTTCTTTAGCTTTGTCAGTAATCAATAGCCATACAAAGCCTTCAACAACTTTAATTTTTTGGTCGTACATTTTTTTTAGTTTAATGGTGAAGAATATAGTGCAAAGATAAGGGTATCGGATATACTATGCAATACCCTTATCGTTAATGTTTTGTTAATCTTCGACTTCATAGAAGATTGTCTCATCTGGAAAGTACCACTCAATTGCATCAGTAATTGCTAACGAGATTTGTTCCATGGTAGCTTCGTTGGTAAGAGCCGTGTTTAAAATCTTTTGAGCATCTTCATCGCTAGCCTTCATGTAGTTAACTTGAACATCCTGGATATGCCATAGGTTGTCAACAAAGTAACCATGGTCTCTTAATACCTTTTTTGCATTTTCTACTTCGTTCATTTTTTTTTAGTTTAGTGGTAAAGAATATAGTGCAAAGATAAGGGTACCGGATCTAATATGCAATACCCTTATCGTTAATTTTTTGTTAATTTTTTACTCTTCGTGGATTGCCCTATAGATAGCTCTGCCGTCAAGAATCCGAGTCTTTGGTTTGAGGCCATCATAGATTTCCCAGGCTTTAGCGAGAGAATTTGCGGTGCCAACTATTTGCTCACCCTTAAAGATGATATACTTCTCATCCTTCATTGGAGCAGGTCTTTTTACTTCAGTTGCTTTGTTCATTTTTTAGTTTTAAAGCGGTGATTAATTATAGTGCAAAGATAAGGGTATCGGATATACTATGCAATACCCTTATCGTTAATGTTATGTTAAAATGGTAAGTTGGTATTTAGAATGTTAAGACCCTCTTCTCTCTTCTGCTTGCATAAGTTTCTTAAGTATTTAGAACCCTGCTCAGTCTTTAACAAATCTTCTATTTTGGTACGCTTGCCGTTTACAATTACTTCAAACACCTTGTAGAAATTCTCTGTGCCAACACATACTCCTTTACTAAAATCCTTTTCTATCTTTTTCCAATTTTGTTTTTTTAACCAAGACTCAAATAGTTCGTCCACTACATTTTCTAAACTAGGACTACCTATATAATTTTCATTGTCAGGCAGAGTTTTACAATAATCCTCCATTTTGTCGTACAACTTTCCATGACCCGAACAATAACAGTCGGTATTTCCTCCATGTCCATCATTCCTACAGTACCCTACTTTCTTTCCATCAAAGAAAATATCCGCTTCAAAGCAATTAGTCTCTTGTGAATTCCACTCAGAGAATTTAATACTCTTTAATTGAATCCTATCCATTTTTTTTTAGTTTATTGGTGAATAATATAGTGCAAAGATAAGGGTATCGGATATACTATGCAATACCCTTATCGTTAATGTTATGTTAAAATTACAAAGACCATTGACTTGCCATAGCTTTAGCCATGCCTATGAATGTCTTACTTCTCATAGTTCTTCTTTCTTCCGATGACTTAGCATTTGAAAGAGCATCAGCATACCACTTAGGATGACTTTTACCGCTTTTGAAATGCACTCTCTCACCCTCGCTTACTATATCTGTAGGCTCTAATTTAGGTAGATTTTTTAGCCACAAACAAGTTGTCTTTCTAGCCTCGTCGCCAAACATAAACGGTTGCACAATTTGATCAGGTTTTCTGTAAGCAGATGATATAACACCAACAGGGTTTTCAATTGCAATCTTATCAATAGGCGCATTAGCTATCCTTATGAAAAACTCAATAGCCTTTTCTCTTTCTGCTGCTCTATCCGGATGTTTAGGATGTGGTCTTCTAGATTCAACCGGTAAGTCCTTATCTTCCGGATGGTAGTACCATTGCGCACCACTCACGGCCAAATAAGTACAAGGCGGATGTGCAATCATCATATCCCAATCTGCATTTATATTAACCGTTTCTCCATTTTGAAGAACACCGCCTTGATTCTTGATAATCTCAAAAACGTCATTGTTAAAATGCCATTCGGGATGTCCCCCACTACAAGGAAGAAGGTCGCAGCTAAATGCATTGTGTCCTAATAATCTCAATTCGTTAGTTAAAGCTTGGCTCTCTTCGCAAGCTACTAAAACATTTAATTTTTTCATTTTTTTAGTTTATGTGGTAAATAATATAGTGCAAAGATAAGGGGGGATATTTGAGAAAGTCAATACCCCCCTATGTTAATGATTCCTTAATTTTCCGCGGGGTTATTCTCTCTATATATCCTAATCATTTCTTCCATATCCTCAGCATCAACATAAGGATAATACTCTCTTACCTTTTCCTCACTTTCAATACATCCATCTTCAACATCATTAACAAAATCCTCAAAGAAACCATCAGTACCTAAATGCTTATATTGATATTCATGATAAGACATTTCTTCGCTACTCAATTCATCACCATCTTCATCAATCTCTATAATACCTGCAAAGTCACACCCTGGTTCCGAGTATTCAATCCGTCCGATTACTCCGTACTTCTTACATACTTTCTTAACAAACTCCGTACATGGACCCCAAGCCGTATCACAGTTAAAGTAATCATGTTGCTCCATTGTATCCTTAATGTCGTCATCCATCACTACACTCCACTTAGTACCGAACTCTGCATTCCATACACCGTAATCCCATTCACTCTTAATGTCAGTCAATGCAGTGAACATGCAATGACCATCTTCAATCATGCTAACATCTTTTTTAAATGTCTGCATAGCTTTTTCCGTACCTTCAAATGAGATACAATTAGAACACCAATTTGGCATAGTCTTAAAATTTAATGTGGTTAATAATATGTCGCAAAGATAATAACATTCCATCTAATATCCTAATCCTAAAATGTTAAAGTCATGTTAAAATGAAATGCAGTAAAATGTAACTCATACCATATCTCATCTATTCCCCATCATCTAATTGACATTGCAAAGATACATCCCATTTCTCTATTATCCTAATTTCAAATGTTAAAAGGATCTTAAAAAAATGTTAAAGTCATGTTAACGGATCCCCCTCACATTACTGGCCATGCTGGAAAAGGGAAGCGGGAAAATTTACTCAGGCAAGGCTTTGCCTTGCCTGAGTAAATTTCACTGGCAACAAAAAAACTCCCGACATCTACTGCCGGGAGCCAAACCACTTAAACATCTATTAACCTTTGGAAGTCAGGGCAGGAATCGAACCTACATGATAAGTAGTATAGTTGATTAAGTGAAAACGTACTTACTTATCTATTCACTTCTAGCGTCTACCATTTCGCCACCTGACTTATCATTTACTTATTGATTATCTCCTTTTTTGTACGAGTGAAATATATTACTAGATGGGTCATAATTAGCCTCGTTCTTATAAAAGAAAGCTGAGTTAATTATAGCGCTAATAAGTTCCTCTTCGGTCAAGTACACAAGTTCTGATGAATCAAACTCGTCTGAAAGTAATTCTTCTAAAGCCATTACTAAATCTTTTCTAGAAAGATTTTTTAGTTCTACTAACATTTTTTATTTTAAAGTGGTGATTAATATGTTACAAAGATAAGGGTATCGGATATAATATGCAATACCCTTATCGTTAATGTTTTGTTAAGAATAATAGAGTAGTGTTCTCTCTTGAATTCTTCGTTCTGTGATGTCCTTTATATCCCTTTCTAAAATATGAAGCTTGATGACATCTTGCCCTAATTCAATGACTTGAGAAACAGATTCTAAAGGATATGTAATAAAAGACCCATGTTCCAACCAACCTTTACCTATCTGAATAGACCCTGTAAAATTGCAAGATAACCTTCTTCCACAACTTTCAAAAGGAGCGGCAAAAGATATTTTTATATACCCTCTACCATGACCAAATTTTATAAATTCACTAATCCCGTTAGAATATAAAGTGATTTCATACTCTCCTCCACGAGCTAACCAAGAATACAGATTGTTGTAACCGTTAACTTCAAAATAGGGTAAATCTAATGCATCCAAAACATTGCATAGTTCACCATAATAACTAAGCACAAGTTGTTTGAATCTTTTAATAACTTCTTTATTGTGAGAATCTATATCTCTTACATTCTGATTTGACTCTTGAATCAGAGTTGACAAATTAAATCCAGACAAATCAATATTGCCTTTGGTAGCTTTTAGTTCAAACATGATAAATTAATTTAGTGGTTTAAAATATGTTGCAAAGATAAGAGTATCGGATATAATATGCAACACCCTTATCGTTAATGTTTTGTTAATTTTTCGCGGGGATTCTAAACTTTAAAGATAGTACATTCTTTTAATATAATATTCCCCCATTCTTGCAGCATCCAAAATCAAATCAATACACAATTTATAATCAACCGAAACAATGTAAGAAACATCTCTATCATCTATATCTTCTCCCAGGAAAGTCCAATTAGGAGCAACCTTAGGATTGTATTTAATTTTAAAATTAGACTCCTTAACAAAATCAGAATGTCTAATCTCTAATGAATCACATAAAATCCATGCACATACAACCTTAGTGCTTTCTCCATTAAAAATCTTAGTAGCCATTTTCTTATTATTCCTTAACGTGCAACCCTTCATGATTAATTGAACGTCACATGGATTGTAATATGTAACAATCCCATCACTACCAATCACTCTCCATTTCATATAATTTTCTCCACGTTGTAAAGAGAATCTAACTTTAATCCTTTTCATGTTTTTCAATTTAAGTGGTTATTAATATGATGCAAATATAGGGGGGATTGTTGAGAAAGTCAATCCCCCCGAAGTTAATGTTATGTTAATGGATTACATTGTAGATATTCTTAGCTTTCTTTCCACCTTCGCACAATCCACATTTAGCACAACTTACTTGCTTCTCCTTTGCTATGGTTGGCGCTGATGGACAAAGGATAGCACCTTCAACCTGACTGGCATTGTAAGACCTAAATCCTAAACCTTCGGCCAATTTTACGTCAAAGATATTATGCGTACTTGCCATTAGGTATTTTGCATATTGCTTATTCTCTGGTTTGTGCCATTGGTGAGTATAGCCCGAAACCTTACCAACCAAAGGCCTTATTTGTTCGAGCAACTCAAAAGGTAATAAGGTAGGCTCCCCATACGTTCCCATGCGAGCAAAGGATATCTTAACCTTTTTTGTGACGTTCGTAATTTGTTCCATTACGCCTTCCGTTCCTTCCGGAATTAATCCGTTATCCAAACGCTTTTTTAAGGCTTTTAATTTTGCTATTAATCCCCAAGCTAAAGATCCGTTCGCATGGGTATAGCAACCGCCTGACTTTCCACCGTTTGCATTATAAGAGAACTTACAATCAAAGCATACCTTAGAGTCATTTTTTAGGGTAGCCTCATTAACCTGGTCAATAGAAAAATGATAGGTTTGTAGGATAATTTCTCCTTTTTGAGCGAGCTTAGGAGTAGCACTAGGCTTAATATCAATACAGTGAATGACGTCGCCTAATCTGAAATTAATTTGCTTAAGCATAAGTTGTTTATTTAAGTGGTAAAGAATATGTCGCAAAGATAAAGAGTCTTTTTCTATTTTCCAAATTTAAGGCAAACTTTTTTTAAATTACTTTTTGCCTTTCTATTTACCCTCTCTCTTTATAACACTACAAAGATAAGCATAAAAGCAATACCTAGTAGTTAAGGGAGTGTTAATGTTTTCCCTATTATAGTTAAGGAAATGTTAAGATTTACCCTGCCAAAAATTACTCAGGCAGGGCTTTGCCCTGCCCTGAGCGAAATTCACTGACATGAAAGATCCCTCCCGGAGTTAACCAGGAGGGGGAGGCTTTTATTTACGAGTGCATATCCACTAAGACAACAAAGGTAAGTTCGCCATCACAACCTAAGTCAGTAATGCCAGGCTCATCAATATACCCATCATAAAATGTATCTGACCATATATCAATTTTAGTAGGGTCTGAAAGAGATGATATTTCAGCTTGCTCTTTGCAATATTTGGAAGCAAGCGTCCAATCAAAAGACTTAACTAATACAGTACTTCCTAAATTAGACACCTTAAGGAATGCTTGCTTATAGTAATCATTTACCTCTGTTAAGAAATCAAATCTATTTGGGTCATTGAGTAATTCATCCTTAGTTATCCATTTCTCATCAAAAGATTCAGAGAATGATTTGTCTTCTTTGCAATGAGAACCCATAATAGTAAACCAGTTATTCTCTGTACCCCAATCAAATAGATAGTCTTCAACAATGCCAATAGCGTCGGAATGAGAATCAGCTTTTGTTCTAATTAAATGCAGATTGTGCATGATTTAAAATTTAAAGTGGTTAATAATATTTTACAAAGATAAGGGTATTGAGTATAATATGCAATACCCCTATCATTATTATTTACATTTCTTTGCCGTTCTCCCAAATCATTTTTGGTAGAAATTCATCTATGTAAAGTTCTTCGGTGGTGCAACCCTCATTTTCTTTCAATGACATACATTCTGTACACTCTAATATCTCTTCCCAAACCTCTCTCTCGCATAATTTTGTATAATCTCTCTTAGCTATTTCTATTGCCTCTTCTCTTGTGTGCGCCTCTACACAAAATCGGGTACGCATCCATGTAGTAACTTTTTGGTCAAGGAAAAAATCAAACTCATCCTTAATTTGCTCAATGCTTTCCATGTTTTCATTGTGCTTTTCATCTCCGTAAATTGCCATAATTTTAAAATTTAAAGTGGTGATTAATATTATTTGCTTTTAGGCAAGCGGTTTACCTTTGCTAAATTAGCGTTAATCTTTTCAATGATATCTTCATAGCTTTCTTTTACGTCAAAACCTCCATTGTTATTCCATCCAACAACGTATGACCCTTTTTCTGTCGCTATAACTCGTTGCAAAAGATTTACATTACCAATAAATTTTTTACCCTCTAAAGTCGTTAACTCAATAAAACACATAATTTTAATATTTAAAGTGGTGATTAATATAAGGCAAAAATAGGGGGAACATTTTACATTTCCAAACATTCCCCCCACATTTTTTAAATTAATTTGCGAACTCCATAGAAAGATTAGCTAACCTCTCATTGATAATTGCAGTCTTGTTAGGGTCTTTCAATGCAGAATATTTTCTCCTACCTGCAAACCCATTAATCAATTTTTCTTGAAGACGATTCTGAATAGCCCAAAGCGTATTATCATCATCTGCGAACCTTTCCGAAGCAAGTAATACCTTAGCCTCATTTTCTGTAAAGGCTCTCTTAAAACGTAAAGCAGCAGCCTTCATGGCAAATTCAATAGCCTTTTCTTCGGTCAAGTTTACAGACATTTGCTGCAATACGTATTCCTCAAGTTTAGGTAACAAATCAAAAAAGTTGGCTACAATTTCACCCGATATAACTTTCTCTGAAATATCCATAGCTTTCTTTCCGAAATGCCTTACTTTGAAAATCTTAGATTCAAATCTTGAGTCAGAGACCGTTAGTCCGTTTGAGCATACTAATCTGAATATTCCCATTGAACATTCAAACCCAACCGTTCCGTCAAACGAATTGCGGATAACAACTTCCGGATATAAGGTTTCACCCTTTAAGATTAATTCCTTATTGTACCTCATTCTAATAAGGTGCGCGGAACTTTTAGCGCCTTTCTTTTTAGTCTGAAAGCCTGAAAGATAAAAGCCATTAGACTGAAGGTCATTAATCAATTTTTGTGAGCTGATAGCTACATACTTCGCGCTTAGATTTGCGCTTTTTACTTCTGAAAGAATCATAGTTTAAAATTTAAAGTGGTTAAGAATCTGATGCAAAGATAAAGAGTATTTTTCTATTTTCCAAATTTAAGGCAAACTTTTTTTAAATTACTTTTCTGCCTTTCTATTTACCCTCTCTCTTTATAACACTGCAAAGATAAGCATAAAAACAATACATAGTAGTTAAAGGAGTGTTAATGTTTTCCCTATTATAGTTAAGGAAATGTTAAGATCCGGATCCACGAAATTTACTCAGGCAAGGCTTTAGCCTTGCCTGAGCGAAATTCACTGGCATGACAAATCCCCGACGGACACTAAATCCGACGGGGCAAAAAACAAGTCATGTATTCTTATCCGAGCTTTGCTTTGAAGTACTTAAAAACTTCGGGGATATGTTTCTTATAGTATTATAGAATATTTTTTTGCAATATCTTTAGTAACTTCAGTGACATAGAAATCATCCAAGTATGAATCATCTCCAGGAAAAGTAACATATAAGAAATCCCAACCATCCTCAAAAGAATCAAAAATAATATTATTGAACTTATGATTTCCCATCCAATCTAGAATTATAAATTTGCTCATAACTTTATTTAAGTGGTTAATAATATGTTTCAAAGATAGGGAGAACATTTAACATATCCAAACATTCTCCCATCTTTTTTTAAATTCTATCCATATACAATTTCATTAAGAAATACAGTCTGCAAAACAACATCCCCAGTAACTGCATCATCATTTTCATTTATCATATCTAACAGATGGTCTAAAGGAACATTCTTAACTCTCTCGTGAACATCAGCCAGGGTTATGGAAAATATTTCAATATCTTCTAACTCGCTGCAATCTTCTTCAATTGTCAGGAAATTCCCATCCCTTAGAATCTGCATCAATATGTCTTCATAGCATATAGCTTGGAACTCTGAGGAATCGCTACTTAGTTTAGCTTTGGCACTTTTGTAATGATTGTTATGATATCCTATGGATAGGCCATATCCACTACACATATAGTCCAATGAATTACATAAAGCATTGAAAAAAATCTCTTCGCTCAATTCATTTGTAAGCGAAATTTTTAAACCTTCTTTGTTCATTTTTTAATTTTCCGCGGGGTTATCAATAATAATATCCATCAAATAATCCAATGAATTACATTCAGGACATACATTAATATATTGTATATCATGTGAAACATTATTATCAGATAAATCAACAATGAGTTTTAAATCATCTTCATATCCTTCCCAGTCACACCAATTACATTTTACTTCATGTTCAACATTCATATCTTATTGTTTTAAAGTAATTAAAAAATGTTTCTTATATTACGGTTGATTAGCCTTAAGCCATTCTTTTAGTTCGTGGTGACTAAAATATTTAAATTCTACTAATCTGTTTTCCATGATTTGACTAATCATAATATTCATTGCCTCTTTATGTGTGAGAATGTTTCCAAACTCTAACATACTTTCTTCATCATAATATACTCCATTTCTATCATTCCATTTCAACCAACTAATTAAGCTTTCCCTTGTCCATTTGCTTAACTCTTCTTTTAATTGCAACTCATTCATAGAATCATCTAAAATTCCATAAAAATTATGTCTTGTTTCCATAGATACTTTATTTAAGTGGTGATTAATATAAGGCAAAGATAAGGGGAATATTTAACATATCCAAACATTCCCCTCACATTTTTTACGCTAATTGAAAAATTTCTTTTGCTTTTAAAGACTGAATACAATCAAGCTCAATCATTCTCAATTCAAAGGTATTAGATTCCGTTTCCGGTTCTATTTCCTGCATTCTCTTAACTAAGGCTAATCGGTTCCTTTCTGTCGTTGCGTCCGGAAATCCCCATTTAACCTGCTTTCCTGGAATTAAGAACACGCGTAGAAATCTCTTAAGGTTCTTTGGATTGTCGAATAAATGCCCTTTGCTATCCAACGCTCTAGCCCAACCCGGATTAATAGCCACGCCTTCGCCTTCTCTATTCTCTAATCTTGTTTTGTAGGTGCTACCCAACTGACAAGTGCGGAACGTAATACAACGCACTTCTTCGCGTGTAATACCATTGGCAGCCAACCAACCATAAGTTAGTTTTTTTGCTACCTTATCTGCTGATGACTCATACTGGATAGCGGCAAACGTGTTTTTAGGCGATAAGCCCTCGATGAAATTTAGAATACTCATAAGACTTGTTGATTAAGTAGTTTAAAATTATGATACAAAGATAAGCATAAAAACAACACATATTAGTTAAGGTAGTGTTAATGTTTTCCCTATTTTAGTTAAAGAAATGTTAAGATCCGGATCCACTAAATTTACTCAGGCAAGGCTTTAGCCTTGCCTGAGCGAAATTCACTGGCATGAAAGATCCCCGACGGACACTAAATCCGACGGGGCTAAAAAACAAGTTATTATATTTTTAGTAGTTTATGCCTCCTTCGCATCTACCGTTATTAAAAATTTGGTCGTCGCTTGGGTCTTCGTCGTAAATTGTTAGTATGTAATTTACAAAGTTTTCTAAGTCCTTTTTTGATATACCGTTGAACCCGTCGAAGTCTTTAAGTTCTGATACCGTTTCTTTTGCAAGTTGAATAAGCTCTTCGTTTATGTCATTTTGAGAGCTTGCAGATATTCTACTGTTGATTGCCATAACTTTATAATTTTAAGTGATTAATATGTTGCAAATATAAGGGGAATATTTGACATATCCAAACATTCCCCTATATTATTTTTAGTGTTTAGGAATATAAATATTTTTTGCGCTTATTGAATTGCCCGCACAAAGCCCACAATTGGCACAGGATACCCTTTTATCCTTTTCTATAGTTGGTGATGATGGACACATAATACTGTTTTCTATGGTGCCTACATTGAACGTCCTGAAGCCTAAATCATTTGCTATTTTTGCCTCAAAAATATTATGCGTCGAAGCCATTAATAATTTAGCGTATTCCTTAAATTCCGGTTTATTCCATTGGTGCGTATAACCCGTTTTGCGCTTCGCTAATTTAGATAAACCGTCTAACAGGTCTAAAGGTAATGTAACCGCTTCGCCGTATGAACCGAACCGCACTAATGAAATATCCATATTTTTAGTGCTTAATTTATCGGCGTATTTGTTTAATAAAGGTAATACGTCGTTATAATTTTTACCTAACAAGCCTAATTTGTACCGCTTATTAAGAGAGCGTAATTTAGACTTTAAGCCGTATAACATTAAACCTTTATGCGTATAACAGCCGCCGCTTTTACCGTCGTTCTGATTAAAGCTAAAAGGACAGTCTAAACAATTTTCTTTATCCATAGTAAAGTCATTGTTTATAACTTGTTGCAAATCAAAATGGTATGTTTGCACAACAAAACGACCGCCTAACTTTTTTGTGGCTGATAACTTGAGGTCAATTGAATGTACTGTTTGACCTAAAATAAAATTAAAACCTAAAATCTTCATAACTTGTTTATTTAAGTAGTTAAAAATTATGATACAAAGATAAACAAAAAAGTAATAAGTAGTAGTTAATAAGTGTTAATATTTTCGCTATTTTAGTTAAAGAAATGTTAAGATCCGGATCCGCAAAATTTACTCAGGCAAGGCTTTGCCTTGCCGGAGCGAAATTCACTGGCATGACAAATCCCCGACGGACACTAAATCCGACGGGGCAAAAAACAAGTTATTATATTTTTATATTTAGTTCGTCCAAAAAGACTTCCGCCTCTGAACGTCCTTCATTGTATTGTATTAGTATTGGTAAATCAGTTACCCAATTATCACTATCATCTATATAGTCTATGTAAGATACAATAAAACCACACCAAACAACAGGAATATTATTATTAATTGCCATTCTTAATTCTGCAAAACTTTTCATAAATTAATTTTAAGGTGATAAAGAAAGGAAGAGCCTCAAGGCCCTTCCTGTTTATAAATTCCGTTCTACAGTCGGTTGTATTGGGCCTTCGCTACTTTAAATTGAGTATCGGATAAAATGCCCTTTGCCCACTTTCTGAATGTTGAAAAGTTGTTTACCGATTCAACCTCTTTGTCGTTCTGATTTACGCGGACTTTGCCGCCAAATGAGAAAACGATTCTAATTCCATTTGATTCTAACATTGTGCTTTTCATGGTGCTTGTTTTTACGTTTAAGTGATTAAAAATTATAAAGCAAAGATAAGGGTATTGAATGTATCATGCAATACCCTCGGTGTTAATGTTTTGTTAAATTAGTAATGTTGTAAAAACTACAATTAATACTAACCATACCGAAACACCCATGTAAAGTTTTAATAAGGTTTCTTTTACCGTATCACCATCGGATTCACTATTTAAAATCATAGCGTATAAACCGATAGGAAACATACAGCCCAAAAATAAAACTAAAATTAATAGGTACATAACTTGATTTTTTAACGCCTTCGCTTCCTTGCGACTGCATTACAAAGATAAGCATAAAACCAATACATAGTAGTTAACGAAGTGTTAATGTTTTCGCTATTTTAGTTAAAGAAATGTTAAAATCCAGATCCACGAAATTTACTCAGGCAAGGCTAAAGCCTTGCCGGAGCGAAATTCGCTCCGGCCTGGCCCCTTTGCTTTACCTTAGTTGCACTCACATTTTACGCGTAGTGCATTTACGTCAACTTTGATACTGTTGTACTCTAAGTCAATTCCGTAGAACTTAACCGTTTCGTTGATTAGTGAGTCCGTTTTAGTGAACGTTCCGGGCAATTCCCACGACCTTGTACCCGCTTTCTCTAAGTATTCCGTTTTGCCACCGTTCGCTTGTGGAACACAAACGTAAACGTAAATAGTGATTATTATTAATTTGCCTAACATTATATAAAAATTTAAAGGTTAAAAATTTTTTAAAGTGGGGTGAACTTTCGTTCACCCCTTTTGTTTTACTTAGCCGTGTTTACAAAAGCCCACGATTCTTTTTGCTCAAAAGTAGCAATACCTTCTTTTTGTTCGGTATCTTTTCTAGTTTTTAGCATTCTTTCAAGTCTATGAACCGCTTTTGAATAAGTCCAAGTTTTTAGCATATTCTTTTTTACAAAGAACCTACCTACTGTTTGACTTGCTGTTAATTGCTCAATAATTTCAGCTTTAAGTTCCTTACTTCTAGCTTCTAAAATTGCTTTTGCTGATTCAACTTCTGCTAATTCAGCCTCAATAACTACTAAATTTCTCATAACCTGTTTTGTTTTAAAGTGATTAATTAATTGCTTTTGATTGCATCACAAATATACAACAGAAAACTATATAATCATAACTTTTACCTAATTATTTTGCTAAAAACACCATATTTGATCCGCAAAAAATTTACTCGGGCTTTCTGTTAGTCAGCCCTAGCAAAATTCGTCGGCATCCGTTCCGTTTCGGTATGTTCCGTTTGGGCATAAAAAAACCCCGAACCGTTTCCGGTCCGGGGCTGTTTGATTTTAGAACTCTTGCCACATTTCCTGTGTGATGTCTTGCGCTTCCTGTAACCAGCTATCGAAGAAGGGATGTTGAGACTCGTCGTACTGCTCCCATTGTTCTTTCTGATACATTCCTTCCCAGAACTCAAGGTCTTCAGGTAGTGCCTTTATTTGCTGTGGGTAGAAACCTTCGGAATTGTAAGGTAGTAAAGACATAAATATGGACTCCTCTGTTTTCTTTGCCCAATCCTTTAATTGTTTGATATAGTATTCAGGTTCAAAGTCATAGCTTGATCCTTCTTCTAATCTACTTTGACATTCTTGAAATGCCTCAAAAAATGCTTTTGCTGTGGTCTCTTTTGGCATGTAAATACCTGATACATACACTTGAGATACATTTAAAATTGGAAACATGGCATTGAACATAGTTCCCATTGACTTTAGATTGTTCATAACTTGAAAATATTTAAGTGATTAATTAATTGCTTTTGATTGCCCTACAAATATACAACAGAAAACTGTATATTCCTATTATTTTATCAATTATTTTGCTAAAAACACCATATTTGATCCGCAAAAAATTTACTCGGGCTTTCTGTTAGTCATCCCTAGCAAAATTCGGCGGGGATCAGTCATTAAACCAATCCCAGCCTATTGTATATTCCATGTCTATAAAAACCAATACTTAAGACATACCAATGCAATGTATATCCATACTACATCATTAAAAATAAATCTCATATTAATTTTATCATCTTTACTTACAATGTTTAATAATTCTTTACATATATCCCAAATGTTATTAATGACAATGATAACTAATAATAACTTAATCCAGAATGCCCAATCATGAGGAACTGCATCAATGGATAAAAATTTCATTACATGTGTTCCAAAATTGATTGCATTATTATTTAAAAGAGATGATAGAGTGTTCATGTTAATATGTTTGAAATGTGATATGATAAAATGTAATCCGTTCTAATGATAAGATGAACCCCGACCGTTCTAAGCCGGGGTTCGTCCGTTCTAAATGTTTTTGATTATGATGTCGAATACAATGGCAACAATCATTAAACACAATCCTAGGTAGCCGGACATGCATACAATCTCAATATGATTGTTTTTGATGTCGTTTAAAAGTCTTTGAGTTCTTGACATGATTTTTATTTAAGTGGTGGTAAAAAGTGCCCCGCGATATAACCGCGGGGCTTGTTGGTTTTAAGATTATTTTAAACAATCCTGAATAAATTCTACGGCATTATTCAATAACCTTTCTGTTGAATGTACATGAATGTTTTCCACTTCATTTGGAAATTTACCTTTTAATCTGTAAAATTCCTCTCTTGTTTTTAAAATAGATTCTAAGTACTTTTCCTGTGATTCCTTTGAACCATAATACTTTTGTTCAACCATTGTTGAAATAATCAAATCCGTGAATGCTTGGCTTACAATGAATGCTGACATAATAGTAAAAATTTAAGTGATTTATAATTGCTCTCAATTCCCTTTGAGTGCCTCACAAATATACAACCAGTTATGCTATATTCCTAATATTGGTACATATATTTTACTAAAAACACCCTATTTTGATCCCAAAAAATTTACTCGGGCTTCTTTCCTCTTCACCCGAGTGAAATCCGTCGGCATCCGTTCCGTTTTGAATCCGTTCCGTTTGGGCATAAAAAAACCCCGGACCGTTTCCGGTCCGGGGCTTCCGTTCTACTCTTCGTCCTCTTCTTCTATCTCGTTTTCAATCTCTGATAGGAGTTCGTTTAACTCTAAGTCTTCCGACCACTGTTCTAAGATGCCGGAGTCTAGTCGTATGCCTAAAAATTCCTCAAAATTTGTGAATACCATAATTTTTTATTTAAGTGATTTTAAAAAGTAGGGCAGCTAGGGGCTGCCCTGTGAGGTGACTAATCTAACTCTTCGGCAATAAAATATCCACCATCATAATAAACAACATCATCACCTTTTGAGTAAAGCAGGTTATTACACTGGTCAAAAATACTTCCATCTTCTTGAGGAAAATAATCGTGGTTAAGCCAACGCTTAAAAACCGATAAAACTGAATCCGCCTTTGTTTCGGCGTATTCAATAGATCCACACCCCTTAAACTGTAGATCATTACCCGTGTAGCTAACTTGAAATCTCTTAATCATTTTGTTTGTTTTATAAGTGATACATAATTGCTCTCAATTCCCTTTGAGTGCCTCACAAATATACAACCAGTTATGCTATATTCCTAATATTTTGGCAATTATTTTGCTAAAAACACCCTATTTTGATCCCAAAAAATTTACTCGGGCTTCTTTCCTCTTCACCCG